TACTAAAAATAAAAAATCAATGTACAATGTCATATAAAATAGAAATACAAAATAATTTCTTTGTCGTAACAGATACGGCGACAGGGATCGAGGAAATTCGCGAAGTTAGGGATCAAGTCAAATGGAGGGTTTCGGGTTCTATATATTCATTTTTTTACAATATTGCAAATTTAGTAGATCAAAATTCGCCAAATATTATTCGCTTAGGGGAAAACGCTAAGGAATTCGATTTTTCTGAAATAGTTGATTCAACGGAAACGCCTTTCGCTTCGCGTGCAATATTCAACGATTTGCTAAATGTAAATTTAGGATTTATGATCCGCGAAACGTCGTCTGTATGGGGTTTAATTACGGGCGATATTAATGATCAAACGGATTTACAAACTATTTTAAACGGGAAATTTGACGTTCCAACGGGCGACACTACGCAATATATAGCGGGCGACGGTACTTTGATCACGTTTCCTATTGCGGGACAAGCTGGAACTTTGGTTCGTGAGGTTAAAAACACAACGGGAGCGACACTTACAAAGGGAACTATTGTATATATTAACGGTGCAAATGGAAATAAACCAACGGTCGCTAAGGCTTTGGCTACTTCAGACGCTACGAGCGCTCAAACATTTGGATTTTTACAAACTGACATCGCAAATAATGCTGTCGGTTATGCGGTTGCAATGGGCGATTTAATCGGCTTAGATACTTCGGGAATTACTGAGGGAACACAACTATATTTAAGTTCGACGGTTGCTGGAACTTACACAACCACAAAACAAATAGCGCCAGCGCATTTAGTGTACGTCGGAATAGTTACACGATCGCACCCAACACTCGGACAAATTGAAGTAAAGATCCAAAACGGCTACGAATTGGACGAGTTGCACGACGTTTTAATTTCAGGGGAAACGGACGGGCAAGTGTTACAATTTGAGGGAGCTTCGGGGCTTTGGAAAAATAAAACTTTGGCAACTGGTTTAACGGTTGGGACGACTGCGATTTCAAGTGGAACGGACGGGCGCGTATTATTCCAAAATGGGGGCGTATTACAGCAAAGCGCGAATTTAACTTTTGGAACAGGTTTAAAAGTTTTATCTAACGGCGTAAACGATTCATTTGTTATAAATAATTCCGCGGATTCAAGTACTTTATTTAAGGTAACAAAAGAGGGTTATTTTCATAGTAACTACTATTGGCAATTTAATCGATTAAATGGAACTACTTTGGAACTTTATTCCTTAACAACTGGATTCAGTTTTCGAGAGGGTGGCGCTCCTTTTGCTTTATTAGGATTAAACGAAAGTAAATTCGGAAATACAAATACGAACGACTCAGTTTTAGCGATTAGAACGTCAACGGCTTACGGTGGCGAATATCCTTTAGGATCAATTATTCAGGGCTTAGGCACAAATGGAAGCGTTATTTTATCGCCTTTGAGCGGGGCTTCATTTAAAGGAATGTTAGGGTATTATAACGGTACTTCTTACGCTTCAGCTTTAGAATATAACAATACAACAAGTGGTGGAACTGTTGTTAAATTAGTTCAAAATGGTTCGGGAGCTGTTTCGATTGGTCAATCAACAAATGGCGCAAGGCTGGACGTAAAAGCGCAAGGAGCTTTATCTACTGATTCAGTTTTCAGAATAAGAAATTCGGCAAATAATGCTGATATTTTAAAAATTGCTGGAAATGGAAATTTAAGTTATAACGCTTTAGGTGGGGGAATTAGTTTATATAATAACGACGGAACAACTGACATCGGTTCGACAGGAGGATCGGTTACCCGTGTTAATTTATTAACTAATCCAGCAAAAATTTACGTTAATTATGCAACTAACGAAAGAATGCGTTTTGAAAGTATTATCGGGGGAACAAGTGGGGAAATAGCCTATAAATTAAATGCGAGTACCGGATCAATAAATGGATATACGTATGGTGCGGTAATTAATATTTTAGATAATCGTCCCGATCTTGGAAATAGAGCTAATACTCAAATAGGCTTATCGATACAACGCGACGCAACAAACGTAAACACTTTGTTGCAATTTCAAGCGTTAGAAATACCAAAAGGACGAGTTTCAATTGGTTGGACAAGTTCCACTTATACAGGTGCAAAATTTGACATTTTAGCTGAGGGCGTTTTATCAACGGATATAGCGTTAAGGGTTCGGAATTCGGCGAATACTGGCGATATGTTAAACGTCAAAGGAAACGGAAACGTTCAAGTTGGTGTCGGCGGTTTATCGATCCCACGAACTGACTCGCCGTCAGGAACTTTAGTTGGAACTTTTACATATCAAACGAGTAGTATAATGCGTTGCGACATACCTTTCGAAGTTTCAGGTACTTACGGAAGAACTGGTTTCGCGCCGTCGCAAGTTGCTTTGGATTTACAATACGCTCAGGTAAATTTAAGATGTTTTGGAGGAGCTGGAAATACAGGGTTTACATTTAATACTATTTCAGCTACAACAGGAAATCATTTTATGCGTATTCAAAATGGATCTAATGATTTTTTAAATGTTTCTTCAGGTGGTGGATTTTTATTTACAAATATTGCTTCGTCAAGTTTTGCAATGCCAAACGCTTCGGCAAAAGTTCAAATAGATTCAACGACTCAGGGCTTTTTACCGCCGAGAATGACAAACGCGCAACGTACTGCAATTGCTTCGCCAGCGGTGGGCTTAATGGTTTATTGTACGGACGCGGTTGAGGGTTTATATATTTATAAATCAACGGGCTGGACTTTTGTAATATAATTTTTAATATATTTGTAAAAAAACAACAAAATTATGGGAATTTTTGTAAAATCAACTGAAGAAAAAAAAGTAAATATTAAAGGAACGCCGATCGAATTGGAGTCGGTTTATTTACGAGTTGAATTCGCTTCACGAGCGGACGGGCAAACAATGGAAATAGCAAATTACAGCTATTACGACAAACAAGGCTTTAAGGATAACGTAATCGTTCCGACGGATTTACCCGAGGGGTCTTTGACGGTTAAAATTGAAGCTGGAACGGAGCAAACGGCTGAGGTTGCTTTGGCGTATATGGCGGAGGCTTTGAAACAACAAGGCTACGACGTGGAAATCGAAAAAATCTAAGTTATGTTAAAAGTTTTAGGATCTAATATTTCGATTTTAATTAAAATACTAATTGTATTTTTTGCACCAATTAAAGGGATTATTTTATTAGTTGCTTTGGCTACTATTATCGATACAGGTTTCGGGGTTTGGAAAGCAAAAAAATTAAAAGAAAAAATTAATTCTAAAACATTTCGTCACGGTTTCGTCCCGAAATTAATTAGCTACGTCGTTGGTATTATGTTAGTATATACCAGCGACTTTTTTATTATTAATTATCTGACAAAAGAAATCGTTTCTGTCGATTATATAGCGACTAAATTAATAGCGTTGACGCTTATTTCAATCGAAGTTAAGTCTATGGACGAAAGTTTCGAGAAAGTAAAGGGATATTCGTTTATAAAAGAAATCGTTAAAATGATCATAAAAGCCAAAAATGTAAAGAAACATTTACAGGAATGAAAGTCGATTTAAAACAGCTTATTTCAATGCTAATAATTTGGATTTTATCCATTTATTTAGTATTTTATTTTACAAGTTGTTCGGCAAAATGGCACTTAAACCGCGCATACAAAAAAGGGGCAAAGCTGGAGCAAACAAGCGACACAATTACGATTTCAGCAATTGACTCGTTTAAGGTCGTTTTAAAAGATACTTTTTACTTCGAGAAGTATTTTACCACAAAAGATACTGTAATTCATTACAAACGAATTTTCGTGCCTAAAACACGGTTCGAAACGCGTATCGAATATAAATTAAAACGCGATACCTTAAGACTTGAAAAAATTAAGGTTCGCAAGGAATACAAAACAAGGACAAAACCGTTTCCGTACACATTACTTTTAATCGTTATCGGTTTGCTGTTAATAGTTATTTTATCTTTTAAATTTATGCCGAAATGATTGTAAAAAAATACTCGAAAAATGTTCATTGTATTGAAGTAAAGGACAGCGAATTTAAAATCGCTATGTTAAGCGATATTCATTGGGACAACCCGCATTCAGATTGGGACACTTTAAAACGCCATTTGGACTATTGCAAAAAAAACGACATTAAAATAATGATCAACGGCGATATGTTTTGCTTAATGCAAGGGCGTGGGGATCGTAGAAGTTCAAAGTCTGATATTCGCCCTGAACATAATAACGCGCGTTATTTGGATTCAGTTGTTGAAACTGCTGTTGAATGGTGGACGCCTTACGCTGATTTATTAACTGTTATCGGTTACGGTAACCACGAAACAGCTATTATAAAATGGCAGGAAACGGACTTATTACAACGATTTGTTGATCTATTGAACTATAAATGCGGGACGAGTATTTACGTTGGCGGTTACGGTGGCTGGTTAGTTATTAGACAAAAAGTAAACGGCGATTCAAACGTAACCACTAAGATAAAATATTTTCACGGCTCAGGTGGTGGCGGGGTTGTTACAAAGGGAGCGATTAATTTAACGCGAGCGCTGGAGCTTTACGAAGATTTTGACGTTTTCACAATGGGACACATTCACGAGAATAGCTCACGAAACGACGTTAGGGACTGTTTAAACCACAAATTTAATGTAAAACACAAACAGATTCATTTAATGTTAACGGGTGCATATAAGGAAGAATACGGCGACGGATCAAAAGGCTGGCACGTTGAAAGGGGCGCACCTATTAAACCAATTGGCGGGCGTATTTTGACAATAAAATTGCAAATGATACAAAAAGACGGCGTAAGGGAATTAGTAAAATTTATCGATTCAACTAAATTTAATTTATGAATTTAAGCAAACACGTAACTTTAAAGGAGTTTATTTTTTCGGCTACTGCAATAAAAAACGGCATTTATAACGGAATGACTGCCGAACAAACAAAACGCGCGATTGATCTTTGCGAAAATTGTTTCGAACCAATTAGGGCAAAAGTTGAAAAACCAATTAAAATAAATAGTGGTTTTAGGTCTGAAAAATTAAATTCAATTATTAGTAAAAGCTCGAAAACTTCGCAACATTGCAAGGGCGAGGCTATGGATTTAGATATACAGGATCGCAAAATATTTGAATGGATAATTGACAACGTTAAATTTGATCAATTGATCTACGAATACGGCGACGACGAAGCTCCTGACTGGATTCATATAAGTTTCAGGGCTGAAAAAAATAGAAAACAAGTAATAAGAACAAATAAAACAGGCGGTTATATGCTGTATAAACGAAAATATTAATATATTTGTAACGTTTTGGATTATGTTTTGTTGAAAAAGGGGTTTATTTAGGTAGATCCCTTTTTTATTTTACGAGTATTTATAAGGGTTTCAGGAAAAAATCAAAAAAAAATTAAAAAAAAAGTAAAAAAACGCTTGCCACTATAAAAGTTTATAGTATATTTGTATCACGAAACAATTAAAAAAAAACAAAATGACAACTCAATTAGCATCAACAAAACAAATTAATTCTTTAAAATTAAAAGCAATTAAAAAAGGTGGTTACGAAAAATTCAAAAATGAAATATTAGAAGCCTGTAAAAATCATTTTGAAAATTACGGAGTTGATTTAACACCAAAACATTTATTAGACTAATAAAAACAGGGGTGCGACTGTAACGCACAATTTTACAAACTTAAAACAAAACAAAAATGGAAACTTTAAAATTTAAAACAGGAACAAATTACGAAATGCGTTTCATTGGCGATTCAGATTTACGAGTTATTTTTACTTGTATTAAATTAACTGAAAAAACAGCTACTTTTAAAAACTTTCAAAATTCTGAAGTAATTACTAAAAAAATCAAAGTTTACGATAATTGTGAATTTATTAAGGCTGGGTCTTATTCAATGGCTCCGTCAATTAGTGCTAACCATAACAAATAAAACAAAACAAAAATGGAAAATGTATTTATCCCTTTAAAGCCAAATATCGCAAGAATGCGCAAATTTTGGACGAAAGAAAAACAAACAAAAGCGGAGGATCGCGCTGGAAATTTCAACTTAGAATTGTATTTCGATTACTTAAATGTTATTAACGAGGGTTTTTGCGAACCTGTAAAAACTTTGAAAAAATGATCAATCACGAATTAGCACGTAAAGCCGATATTTTAAAGGATTTGGCTTACGATATGAAACGTAGAATTAGAACAAAAAAAGATATTATTTTAAATCTTTCGAAATTCCCTGACTCAAAAACGAAGCGATCATTTGAAAAAGATTTGCCTTTTGCTGAAGCTGGCTTAAAAAGAATAGAAGCGTATTATTACAGAACACTCGAGGAACTTTTAAAAGATAGGGATATATAATCGGAATTTATCCGATTTACTAAAATTAATTTTACATAAATTTTAAACAAATGAAACAAACACCAACACGCCGAACGATCAAAATTGAAATTGATTTCGAGGAATTTAACGACGTTAAAATTTTGCTTCAAAACTTATCAATTGAAGCGATGCGAAAATCAGTATATCAAACAAAGCATTTAAGCGCTTCAATGTCGCTTAGTAGTATAAATAGATTACCATTTCAAGAACCGAGCTTACAAACGATAAACGGCGTAAATTGTATGGTATTTAAAAGCGTAATGTAATGGAAAGGGAATTATTAAGAATAGAATACGAAAAAACACTTGCGTTTTTAATTACAATGGAGGTAATTTACAAAGAATTTACTCCGCAAATTAACATTTTAAAAAAAGTACTTTGCGATAATGTTATAATAATAGAAAAAAATAATCATTTAAAAAATCAATAAAATGGATAAAATTGTAAAAAATGTAATTGATAAATTTAAAGAACGTTCAGACGTTGGAATTGAAAAGTACGGGGTAACTTTGGAACGTGAGGATTTAACTACCTTAGAATGGATCAACCACGCACAGGAGGAGGCGATGGATTTCTGTTTATACTTAGAACGTTTAAAAGTTCAGGAAAATAAATTAAAAGAACTATTAACGGTAACAAGGGAAACGGGATTATCAATATATTATTTATTAAATAAATTTAATTCTGACGAGTGGGACGAATTTTATAAAAAAATTACAAATGAAAATCTATAAACTTTTTACTTGTTTTTACTGACTTTTTACTGGTTTTTTCTTAGTATTTATAAGGAATAGTTAAAAAGTAAAACATTTTTACATATTACTTTAATATATTTATTTCTTTACTTTATTAAAAAAAAATAAATTTGAAAAAAACTTTAAAAGTTTTTACTTTTGCCCTGAAACGTAGATCCAGCCTCAGAAAAAGTTAGTAAAAAGTTAGTAAAAAGATAAATTTTTATAGAAATGTTTTTACTATTTGATTTTTTTATATATATTTGCACTTCAAAACAAAACAAAACATAATGGAAACAATTACACAATTACTTCGGGATCGCTTCCCAAATTTAGAAATTTCCTGTTCAGGAAATACGGTAAAAATTAACGGAATTATTCAATACAAAGAAATTTTCAGGCTTTGCCACGAATACGCTTCGGTTAAAGAATATAGTTTATTTATGCTGGACGGCTTAACTGTAATAACTTTTTTATGAAACGATTTTGGACGGAAACGGAAAACGGTCGTATATTCTTAGATAATTACGATTTTAAGTTTTTTTTGGAGGATAAAAATTTCTTTAAAAATAAACCAAACGAAAAAAGTAGTTTTAACATAATTTGTAAGGACGGAATTTTTCTTAAAATTTACGACGAGCTGGACGTAAAGGATTACGTTTTAGATTATATTTTGAATAACGACATCGGTAAAAGGGTTTATAATTTAATGACTGGCAAAGCGTCAATTTTTACTCGTCAATTTTTATCAATGATTAAGACGGAAGAAATTAACGTTTTGCGCGATACAAAAGATACAGCGTTTTTATTTTATCAAAACGGCGTTGTTGAAATCAATAAAGACAAAGACGAATTAAAACCTTACGAAAGTTATGGATTGCACGTTTGGGAGGATCAAGTTATAAAACGGGACTATATTCCAGCCGACCACCATACGAGCGAATACAGGACGTTTATTTGGAAAATTTCAGGCGGTTTCGATTTGCCACAAAACGCAACGCCTCAGGAATTGGAAACTTATAACACCGCCGTAGATCGTTACAATACGTTTCAGACTGTTATAGGTTACTTATTGCACAGTTACAACGTAGGGGGCGATAATAAAGCAATAATATTAAACGACGAATTAATTTCAGACGATCCAAACGGACGAAGCGGAAAGGGTTTATTCTGGAATGGTTTAAAACACCTTAAAAAAGTTCAATCATTGAACGGAAAATCGTTTAAATTCGACGCGCCGTTTCCTTATCAAAGTGTAAAAACTGACTGCCAAATATTAGTTTGGGACGACGTTAAAAAGAACTTTGATTTTGAACAGCTATTTTCTGTAATTACTGAGGGGATCGAAATAACGTATAAAGGCAAAGATACGATTAAACTACCGATCGAAGAAAGTCCGAAAATATTAATTACAACAAACTACACAATTAAGGGGAAAGGCGGAAGCCACGACGCTCGAAAATTTGAAGTTGAACTTTCAACGTTTTTTAATTCAGATTACACGCCGATAGATTTCTTCGGGCATAAACTTTTTGACAGCTGGGACGATCAGGAATGGGCGCGCTTCGATTGTTATATGATCGAATGTTTAAAAAAGTATTTAACAAATGGTTTGATGTCTTATAAATCGATTTCGTTACCGTTTAAAAAATTACAGGTTGAAATTAGCAAAGAACTATTTGAATGTATTGAAGCGACGCCACGAAACGAATGGATCGACGCAAATAGTTTTTACGATACTTATATTTCAATGATCCCGAAACGTTGGAACGCTAAAACAAAAAATAGCGTAACGATTGACTTAAAAAAATACTGTAAATTTTACGGGCTGGAATACGAATCTATTTTGAGTAATGGAATTAAAAAATTCAGTATAAATAAAAGCGGTTTTGAAAATTTAACAAATGATCCTTTTTAATTATGGAAAATATCAAAGATTTATTTAAAAAATACGGGCTGGATAAAAACCACGTTTTAGGGCTGGAGTATAAAAAGACGCAATTTTTTTTAGACGAATTAATTTTAAGAACTGAAAAAACTTTAATCGATATTCAAAATAAAGAGGGTTTAGATTATTATTCTGAGCGTCAAAAATCAGTTGAAACAACTTTACAAAGGTTGTTATTTGTGAATAGCAAAGTTCGACAAATGGAGCTTTTAATTTACAGGCTGGAGCTGGAAAACGAACTATTATCAAAACGATTAAAACTAAGAAAATGAAAACAGCAATACAGGAATTATTTAGTAAATTAGAAATTGAACACCCGAATTTATTTAATACAAATACTTTAGATGGACGAGAATTTATTAATTCATATTATAAATTTTTTGAATTAGAAAAAAAACAAATTATCGATTGTTGGAATAAAAGATCCAAAATTGAAGGAGTTTTAACATTTACAGATAATAGAACAGGCGAACAATATTACAACGAAACATTTAAAAAATGATCCAACTTCGAGAATATCAACAAAAAATTATTGATTCGCTCAGGATTTCAATTCGTAATGGAAATAAACGCCTTATTTTATGCGCACCAACAGGAAGCGGAAAAACGATAATGTTTTCTTTTATGGTATCGGAACACGTCAAAAAAGGCGGAAAGGTTTTGATACTTACGCACCGAAGCGAATTGTTTAAACAGTCAACAAAAACGTTTTTAAATTTTGGGCTGGAGGTTGAAAAAATAGATGCTGGATCAATACCCGATTTAAGTAAAAATTTACACGTTGCAATGATCGAAACAATTGCGAGGCGTTCGGTTGATTACGAAAGTTTTATATCTGAACGTACAATGATCGTAATTGACGAGGCGCATTTAACTACTTTTAACAAAATATTCGAATATATAAACCCTAAAACGTTTGTAATTGGTGCAACTGCAACGCCGTTAAGAACAGGAAAACAGCCCTGTTTAAGTGAATTTTATACGGATTTAATTCAGGAAGTCGATACGCCTGACTTAATAAAACAGGGTTTTTTATGTAATGCGTTGACGTATGGCGTACCTATGGAAGTAAAAGGATTGAAAAAAGTCGGGGACGATTACGACACTAAGAAATATTTTGAAGAAAATAAAACTTATAAGGGCGTCGTTGAAAATTATTTACGTTTAGTTGCTGGCAAAAAAACTATTATTTTTGCGTCAAACGTTGAAAGTTCTAAACAAGTAAGGGACGAATTTAAAGCTTCAGGAATAGAGGCGAGGCATATCGACGGCGCAACAACTGACAAAGAACGTACCGAAGCGCTGGAGTGGTTTAAAAACACCCCAACGTCTATTATTTGTAATTGCGGAATTTTAAATGCTGGCTACGACGAACCAACGATCGAGGCTGTAATTTTATACAGGGCAACGACTTCGCTACCTTTATTTTTGCAAATGGTAGGGCGTGGATCACGAACGGCAAAAGATAAACAAAGTTTTTATTTATTAGACTTCGGAAATAATGTTCAAAGGTTTGATTTTTGGGAAACACGAAGATTTTGGGACTTAAAAAAAGCTGAAAAAAGAAACACGATTGGCGCTTCGCCTGTTACTGACTGCAAAAATTGCGGGGCTATTATTTCAAATAAGGCAAAAGGTTGCGATTATTGCGGTTATGCTTTGCCCGAAAAGGAAGTTTTCGACGCTGACGAAATAGCTGAATTAAAACTTTTAACAACCGCGCAATTAATGAACGATTCGGATATTTACGAAAAGGTTAAGCTCGTTAAATCGGGACTATTAAAGGCGTTTTATGTATTGCACCAGCTAAAAACAAAAGACGAAGCCGTTTTATTTTGTAAATTAATGGGCTATAAAGAAGGATTTTTATATCAAAACGCGCATAGATTTAAAATTTTCCAATAAAAAGAAACTAAAAAAGGTATAAAAAAATGAAAAAAAGCGAAGATAAGATCCAACAGGAGGCGTTTATTTGGTTTACGAACAATTACTGTTTAAAACACCACGAACCGCGTTTATTAATGTTCAGCGTGCCAAATGATTCGGCAAGCATTACGGAGCAAATGCGAAAAAAAGCGACTGGCTTAATTGCTGGAGTTTCTGACACGATTATAATTTTTCCTAATAAGGTTGTATTTTGTGAATTTAAAACGCCTACCGGCAAACAAAGCGATTCACAAATAGACTTTGAGGCCCGAATAAATAAATTAGGTTTTGAATATTGGATCGTTAGGGACTTAGAAACATTTAAAAAATTGGTACAATGCAACATTTAAAAATATTTTTTACTTCGTTTTTACAAGTTGGTTTCGTTTGTATAAATACCGTATTGATCGCAAAAGGTTACGTTTTAGGAATTTTTATCGCTTCGATAACGATTAGTTTAATTTGGTCTTATAACGTGTCTAAAATCGCACTATCTACATTTATACAAAAAATGATTTATTCGTTAGGGGCTGGAGTTGGTTCGGTTGCTGGATATTATTTTATTAATTTTTTCCTGTAATGCACGCTATTTATATTGTTGATCTTAAAATTTCATTAAAAAAACCAGCCAAAAACACAAAGTTAATAGTCAAAATATTAGAAAAATACCCTGTTATTTTGGACGAAAACAAAAATTTACCACAAAAAGAAAAAAATAAATTAGCGCTGAAACACTTGAAAACATTAGAATTATGCGATTTTGAAATAAAAAATTTAAAATTTTCTTCAAATATTTGTTATCAATATAAATATTTATAGTATATTTGTATCAGAAAACAATTAAAAACAAAACAAAATGCAAAACGAAACAATTTATACAAGCTACAATATTAATATTGGAAAAACAATTTTCAACGTTTTAGTAGTTACAGGAAAATCAAATTATATTAATATTTGTCGAGTAAGTAATAACGTTTTTGGATCATTAGGGAAACAATTTAAAAACTTTGATGAAGCTGTTAAAAATTACTCAAATCCAACAATGAAATTAGAATTATTAAAAATCGAATTGGGCTTAAATTAAGCCCTTTTTTTTATTTTAAAAATAATTTCAAAAAACGCTTGTCAATATAAAAGTTTATAGTATATTTGTCGAACAAAACAAAAACAAAATGAAAATCGTAGTAAACAACAAAGCAATTACAAAAGACAAATTAAAAAAAGTAATGGATTGTTTAATGAATATTATTCAAGATCCTAAAACTTCAGCAAAAGACAGAAAAGAATACTATTCAGAGTATTTAAAAATTTCAGCAGATTATTTAATTTTATCACGTTAGTATAAAAATTTATACTATATTTGTAAAACATAAAACATAAAACAAAATGAAAAAAGAAGAAACACAAACACCAATTGAAATTGATAATTTGCATAATGCAATTATCAAAGTAATGCAAGACGTCAAAAATATCGATAAATCAATGACTATCGGCGAGGGGCGTAATTCTTATAAAGGCGTAGCCGATAAGGACGTTAAATTTATTATCGGTCAATCAATGGCAAAAAACGGTTTAACCTGTTTACCTATAAACATACAGCCGTCTATGAAAGTTGAGCGTTGGGAGGCTTTAGATTACTCAGGAAAACCAACGATGAAACAGTCAGTTTTTACCGAAGTTCTTTGTACCTACAAAATAACGCATTCATTAAGCAACGAATCAATTGAAATACAGGGTTACGGACACGGAGTTGATGCTCAGGATAAATCGGCTGGAAAAGCGTTGACATATGCGCTTAAAAACGCTTTATTATATATGTTCTTAGTACCTACAGGATCAATCGAGGACACGGATAATACGCATTCGGATAAAATAGAAACACCAGCACCAACAAAGCCCGAAATAACGCCTGAGCGATTCGTTAAGGCTTTGGAAGCGATTACAGCTGGAACGTACAAAAAAGAAACATTAGAACAAAATTTTAACTTAACAAAAGATCAAAAAGATGCAATTTCAAAACTATAAATTTCGCCCGTCAAGTATCGGTAAAATAATGACTGGATTCGATACGCCAAATTTAACGGAAGTAATGGAACGCGATTTAAGCGAATTACTTGCAAAAGTTACATTAACAGAACCGCAAGCAAAAAAACGCGACGAATTAATAAAGCGTCGCGATGCTGAAAAACAGCTTTCGGCTGGAGCAATTACATACGTTCACGACTTAGTAGATCAAATTTATTACGATTATAAGGATTTTGTTACTTCTAAATATTTCGACAAGGGTATTATTTGCGAACAAATGGCGATTGATTACTTGAATACTAATTTATTTACTAATTACAGGAAATTCCCTGAGGGAAATTACGAAAATGATTTCTTAGTTTCTAAGGGTTGCGATATTAAGGACGGTCGTATTATTAGGGATATTAAAAACGCTTGGAGCAAAAAAACAATGCCACGTTTTAAATCTGAAATTTTATCGCACGATTACAAATGGCAAGGAATTGCGTATATGTGGCTGTTTGATGCTGACGAATTCCATTTGGACTACGTTTTAATGCCAACACCTGAAAATTTGATTGGGTACGAAAACAAGGATTTACATAACGTTGAAAATTTAGCTTTTGAAAAACGATACAAAACAGCTTCATTTAAACGCGATCCAGCTTTGGAAAAATTAATCGAACAGGCTGTTAAATTAGCTCGTGTCGAAATGAATGATTATTTTGATTTACTTATTAACGATTAGGTTGCCAAACCACAGGGGCGCGCCTGTAACGCGCATTTTTATTAACTATTTATTTTAGAATTATGTCAACAATTACAGGAACACTAAAAACAATTAACGAAATACAGGTTATTTCAGAAAAATTCAGTAAAAGAACAGCGGTTATTTTAACAACTGGCGATTATCCACAACCGATCGAAGTTGAATTTATCAACGATAAAACGGATCTTTTAAATAACTTTTTCGGAGGCGAACAAGTTGAAGCAAAATACAATTTAAGGGGGCGCGAGTGGGTTGACGGTAACGGGCAAAGTCGTTATTATAACACGATCCAAATTTGGGACATTAAATCGGTTTAAAATGGAAAAATTTAAAAAATTTCCGTGTGCTACGGCTTTCGAATTGGACGTTATTAATACTGTTAACAAAGTTATTCGTGAAAAAAAACTATCTGTTTTTCACGTTGCTCAGGCTATAAATTACACGAATACAAAAAATTTAAAATCTATTTTAGCGCACGAAAAAAGTTGCACAATTGCAACCTTACAAAAATTTATTGATTTTATAGATTTACAAAATGATAGCAACAATTGAAAAACACGGCGTTAAGTTTTCATTTGAAACAAAACACGATCATTTAGATTCAGACGAATTTTGTGCGGAAATGTTTAAATTGATGTTAACAGCTGGATTCTATAAAGAAAATTTAATTGATTCTTTACAGGAAATTATTAACGAGGAAAAAAAAATAAGGTTAAAACCTTAAAAAACTAAACACAAAATAAGGTTAAAACCTTAAAAAACTAAACAAAATGACTAACATACACAATTACGCCGATTTTACGTGGAAAGTTTCTAAGATCTTGAAAGGCTCAGGGCTTGCGCCAAAAAACGGCATTTGGCTAACTGTTAAAACTAAAAATTTGGGGACGATTTCAAAGCTCGTTCCCGTTAGTTTAAAGATTGATCAATACGAATATTACGCTAAATTGTTACGCGTCCAGCTTCATAACGATTCAGGTTTACCAATTAGCAAAGCGCCAAAATTTATTCGGGACGCTGTAAAAGCTGAACGAAGCGTTTGGCGAAAAATCACTAACTTTATTAAAAATTTATTCAAATGAAACATTTATTAAATTTCCCGACGTATCTTTTAATTCGGTTTTTACAGTTGCCTTTATTTTGGCGATCTGTTTTATCTTATTCAAAACATACATTTTTAGCGCACGACTATTTTATCGCTGTATTTGGTTACGGTGCGATTTTCTTTAGCTGGCATTTATTGTGGATCGGCTTTTTAACTTATTGTGCATTCGTATTTTATGAAGTTTACAAAGATTATATGTTAAACGAAAAATTAAAGGATCAACAATATTAAAATTATGGAAGCTCAAATATTAAAAATTTCCGAAATAAAGTTAAATCCTGAAAACCCTCGTTTAATTAAGGACGATAAATTTAAAAAATTGGTTAATTCTATTAAGGAGTTTCCCGAAATGCTAAAAATACGACCTATTGTAGTCAATAAAGATATGATTATTTTAGGCGGAAATATGCGATTTAAAGCGTGTAAAGAAGCTGGATTAAAAGAAATACCTGTTATAATCGCAAACGAGCTTACAAGCGATCAAGAACGTGAATTTTTGATCAAAGACAACGTTTCGGGTGGCGAGTGGGACTGGAATTTATTAAATGACTGGGACAAAGACGAACTCGATGCGTGGGGGTTGGACGTTCCTGAATTAAAAGAAACTGAAAAATTATCGATACTTGAATTTGAAAGTATTTATTACGAACCTAAAAATAAGCCTGAAATAAATTTACAAAATTGTTTAAATTTAGATAAATTCAATAAAAAAATCGAAATAATTAACGATTCAAATTTAGACTATAACGCAAAAGAATTAATGAAGTTTTTTGCATATAGATTTATTAAAATAGACTTTGAAAATGTAGCGAATTATTATTATTTTAATGCAAGTGAGGACGAAAAATTAATTATCGAAAGATTGCGATTAGTTTTGTGCGATTCAGGCTTAAATGGTTTTATCGAAGATGATCTTTTAAAAACAACTGAATTAATTGAAAAATGGGAAAGTTTATAAATATTTTTATTCCGTCTTATCATCGTTCAGATAATTTAAAAACTGTTAACTTTTTTAAAAAATTGGGCTGGGATTGTTCGAAGATTCACGTTTTTATTGATGACGAAGCCGATGATTATTTAGAATATAAAGAACAAAGCGATAAAATAGGTTTTAATTTACACGTTTTTAATATGAATGAAGCACGTGAAAGGTACGATTATGTTCATCGCCCGAGTGTTTCAAGACGTTCAGCCGGACAGGCGAGGAATATGTTTTACGATAAAGCAAAGGAACTCGGTATCGATTTTTATATGGTGCAAGACGACGATACGCAAAATTATGAAATTAAAAAATTCGGAAAGTATAAACGAAAAGCAACTTTTGAAGAAATAACAGAAATTTTTTTATTCATTGAATATTTTATGAAAAAAAGAAAAATCGGTTTATTTGGAATAAGTCAAACAGGCGATTTTATTGGAGGATCAAATTCGAAACTTTTGCGTAATAAAGTAATGAATACAACGTTCGTTAATACTGAATTTATTTATAGAGGGGAACGAGGCGTTCAGGATAACGATACAAGTCAATTCGTAAACATAATGAACGAGGGCTTATTTACTGGAAGTTTAGGCGACGGGTTAGTTTTACAACAAACAAGTTCGGCAAAGTCAAAAGGCGGATTAACTGATTTGTATAACGAATGTAAATTATTAAATAAATCATTGATTACGCCAATACAATTTCCGTCGTCAATTTATGCTGAAAAACAAAGCGAAAACGGTGGTAGATTGCACCACAGAATAACGAGCAAAAATTTATATCCTAAAATTATAAAAGGAACAGAACGCGATAATATTAGCTGGGACACTTACGAAGAGGACGGCGTATTTAGTTGCGAACCAAAAAGAAAAAATTAATAAAATGGCATACGACAAGGAGAAAATATTAGAACAGGCAAAGGAAATGATCGTTAAACACAAATTGTTTTTTATCGACGATATTTGCGCTTTTTTACCAATTTCAAGGGCTACGTTTTACCTTTGGGAATTCGACAAACTGGACGAGCTAAAAGAACTTTTAAACCAAAATAAGACGGAATTAAAAGTGTCTTTGCGTTCAAAATGGTACAAGTCAAACGCGCCAGCTTTACAAATGGCGTTAATGAAATTGATCGCAACACCTGAAGAACTTAAAAAGTTATCGATGCAATATAACGACCATACAACGGACGGCAAAGAAATTAAACAAGCTCCGTCGATAGTGTTTAAAACGTTTAAAAACGATGAGTGAAATTGAAATTTCGAGTAAATTCGAACCATTATTTCAATTATTGGACGATACGGCGTTCCCTGAAGTTGATACGGTTGTATTGACTGGGGGACGATCGTCGTCTAAGTCTTATAACGTTGCTTTGTTGTCGTTAATTGGTTTAGTTCAATACGGCTGGAAATCGCTTTATACACGGTTCACGAATACAAGTATCGGGGATTCAATTAAGACGGAAGTAAGCGACAAAATAGAACTTTTAAACTTTGAAAATTACGTCGAGGATCAAAAATATCAAATAATTTCAAACCATAACGACGG